CTTACACATCATAACACACTCATTTTGTCCAGATTCAGGCTAAAAATTGACATCATTCATTTAATTTTGTCCAGATTAATTTTTACACAAAGAATGTCTTGAGAACAGAAAGCTTAATTTAATGAACTTGATAGAAGATCATTAAATTATTTTTATGATAAATAAATGTATGATGAATAATCTAATTTCAGACTTTAACACCTTAACCAATAAACAAGCTTTTATCGAGATCTTTAGATTGATCCATAAAAATAAACAATTTACACTTGATCTAAATTCTTAGATGCATATCTAATCAAGAATTCACTTAAACATATTTCAACATATTCTAATCTATCTGGTTTGATAGAATCAACGATAGTTTTAATTAGCTTGTCAAGTGATTCTCCTAATGCTGATACATCAGTTTGTAATTTTTCAAGATTTATTTCATATAACATTCTCATATATTATATTTTTAGATATTTTTAATATTTAAAAATAGAATTAAATTTATTCTTTACGTGTTTTTCGTGTCTTTTTTGGTTTCTCTTCTACTTTATCATCATCATCATCATTTTGTTCATTTGTAAACGATATTTGATGGGTTAATATTTTCATCTCTGTAATGTTTTCATGAAACATCTTATTAATATATTTCTCGCTCAATTGTTTTATAAACTCGTTAATTTCTTTGCGTATATCATCAGTGTACATCTCTAATAACGGATTTAATGAAATTTCAATTTTCATATTGATTTCTATATAATGATTCTAGATATTAGTTTTTCAAATTCTAACTTATATTTCGATTTCAACATTTGTTATTAATTCTTTTTTGATTTCGTCAACATGATCTTGTATGAGATGTATTGAAAACAGAAAGCTTAATTTAATGAACTTGATAGAAGATCATTAAATTACTTTTATGATATGAGTATATTATATATAGAAAAAATGATAAATAAATGTATGATGAATAATCTAATTTCAGACTTTAACACCTTAACCAATAAACAATTTACACTTGATCTAAATTCTTAGATGCATATCTAATCAAGAATTCACTTAAACATATTTCAACATATTCTAATCCCAACAATGCCATTCTTCAAACTTCCCTTTTTTATGTACCATAATCATCGTTATATCGTCTTTTTGTATTTCAGTTTCGAGATATTTTCCTTTGCTATTGATTGTTTTATGAACATAATCTCTAAAATAATCTCCTCTAATCGTTTTATCGAAAATTTCTAAACTATATATTTATTCCTATTTATACCGTCCATATTTCCGGAAATAATCGACCGTAATTCCGCTTTTAGTTCTTTAATATTTGGCTTGTCGTCAATAATTTCTGTACTTGATCAATGACTAATTCGATACCTTTATCTTTTAAATTCTGTGGTATCATTTCAACAGCTTTATTAATTAGAGCTAAAGGATTATCAATAACTTTATTTACGACGCCATTTAACATATCAAATAGTCTTAAATTGTTGTTCTTAATATCATCAAATGATTTATTCTTAATGGCTTTATGTAACCATTTACCATATTTGAAAATGATGTTATTATATTTAAAGTTCATTTGTGACAGATCATAATATGATAGATTTAAAATTGAATTAATAATGAAATCATTTTTCAGTTGAGTATAATTTGGATTTGCTTCAATTTGGCTCAATAGTGTAACATGATTATCCCAATATTCGCGAAAGTTCATATATCGTTCTTTCTTTTGAAATCTAAATGTTCTATTGACGAGCTCCCATAGATGTCGTACATCTAGGATAATAGTTTGTAAACCGATACTATCACTAATGTTAATTAATTGAGTCATAGTCATATCTATTTCATATGTTTTGCATAATTGAAATATCGTGTTGATTTCATGCAGTTCATCACAATCAACTTCAGGTATTTTAACGTCTTTTAAGATGTACATAACATATTTTCTAAATAAAACAGGGTCTTCTTGTAATATCTGTCCATTCATTCTTTTTAATAGACCAGATTTATTAACCAGTTCTTGACTTAGAACAAATTTACTTCCATCAAAGAACATAACCGGAACATTTACATCATTAATCACATCTGTAATAGGTGGTGGTAATTCCTCAGAAATAATTTTAACAGTTCTTGTTGACATTTTTATATATAGTATACTTAGAAATAAATTCTTTTTAAGATATTAAATCAAGTTCTTTAATTATATTGCCATTTTTCCATTTACAAATAAGATGACCATTAGTTATTTCATAAAATTTCATTTCACCATCATTAATAGTATTTGGTGTCATTCGTTCAAAGTGAACATTATTCTTAGTTTTCAATTCGTTCATTTCAGTTCTCAATTGCATCACAAGATTTTTTAAGTCATCTACACTTTGTTTTAATACATCATTTTCTTGTTTTAATTTTTTCATTTCATTAAGCATCATAAATTGTAGTTTATGCTCATGTAAGCCATCAACATCACCATCTTTATTATATCTGACGAGATCATTACATATATCTTTTGTTTCTTCTGCGATCAAACCGAATTGTTTAACACCTGGAATAGTTTTATATTCAAAATTCACAGGACGTAAATTATAAATAAAGCTAGTATCTTCCATATCGACAACATTTTGTTTATATCTAATAGATGATTGCATCAACGCAAGTTGACCAGATGCACTAACATACACAGGATTACCAGGTACAACAGAATTAACAATACCATGAATATAAGTATTAGTAGTGTTATTAACATTACCGATACGTATAATACCAGTGTCTGTTATGGCCCCACTAACATTATGACCAATAATAATGTTATTATTATTCGTCGAACCAGTATAACCACTGCCACTATTATTGCCAATTAGAATATTTGAGCCTCCAGACCAAGAACTAGCACCATTACCAGCTGATGCACCGATGCATATATTATTAGCTCCGTTATTTAAAGTTCCTGATGCTGTGCCTAACATAGTGTTAGAGTTTCCACTAGTTAATGAGTAGCCGGCCTGCATACCAACACACGTATTAGAATTACCAGTTGTCAGAGCTCGAGCACTTTGATAACCAAAACACGAGTTAGAAGCTCCAGACGTAATAGATTCAGCACTGGAAGCACCAACAGTACAATTTTTAATACCGGTCATATTAGGAGCACTATACGCACCGATAACAACACTATTATTAGTTCCATCACCATCAGATAACGCAGATTGACCCATAATGACATTATTATATGAAGTGGTTAAATTACCAGCAGTAGAAGCCCCTATTATGCAATTAGAATAACCACTAGTCAGACCTGTTGCAGATGTATCGCCTACAATTGTGTTTGATTGACCTGTCATATAAGGTGCAGATGACGAGCCAATGACGACAGAATTAGATGAACCATTAGCAGAAGAATTACTATTATGACCAATAATAACATTTTGATAAGATGTACTATATTGAGAGCCAGTAGACTCACCGACACAAATATTATTTGAGCCTGTAGTTAGTTTATATAGAGACGAATACCCGAACCCTATATTATTAGTACCAGTTAAAGTATTTTGATATGGCAATGTTTGACGATTTGCAACAGATAAATTTGATTTATCAGAATCATAATAGAATGCAAGTTTATCATTGGATGTATATAATGTTGGTGCTACAGTTGTAGAAGATTGGATGACATCATTATTAAGAGAAGGACCAGACGAAGAAGTAACGACACCATCATTAATAGATAAATATCCATTACTAATATTAGGTAATTTCAAAGCACTATTAATAATAACTCCATTACTCGCCGTTTTTTCTTTAATTTCATCACATTTAATTGCATGATTAAAAACAATACCATTATTTAAAGTTCTTTCATTTATCAAATCACATTTAAGAGGATGATTAATACTGACTCCAGAATCTAAAGTTCTTTCAGAAATTCCATTTGTGAAAATACCATTATCAAACTTTGATGTATGATTAAAAACAATACCATTATTTAAAGTTCTTTCATTTATCAAATTACATTTAAGAGGATGATTAATACTGACTCCAGAATCTAAAGTTCTTTCAGAAATTCCATTTGTGAAAATACCATTATCAAACTTTGATGTATGATTAAAAACAATACCATTTGACGCGGTTCGCTCTGCTAGTTCATCAATTTTAAATTTTGAATTGCAAGTAATACCTGTATCAGTAAAAAGCTCATTTAATGTTCTGACATAAAAAGTTTTATTTCTTAGTCCTGCTTGTATCTGATATTTGTTAGCGGTATGAACAGCTGATGAACCTTGAGTAAATAAAAAACCATTAGCACTGCTTAAACTATGTAATAAAAAGCTAGTTCTTCCGTCATTAAAACCAGCTGTACTAGCGATTTCGTCTGAGTTTGATGTAGTAATCGACCCATGACCTAAACCATAATAATTAGTTGATGATTCACCGGAGGTGCTTCTACCATCCCAAATAACAATACGAGAATTATCAGTTGAACTGCCCATAACGATTTCTTTAGTGCCAGAAAATGCAACATTTCCATTAATTGTTATTGGTTGGAGTGCGTCAACAGGGTCAATAGTTTGTAATTTAATTTTAGATGTAAATGACACACCAGCATTATCTGTCCGCTCTTTAATTTCATTTGTTATCAATTTAGTATTAACAGTTAAATCAACTAATGAACGATTTAATGTAGATCCAATGTATAAAGAATCCACACCACTACTTTTAAAAACATGTGATGGATTAGACGCATTTGACATGTCGCTATCAGCTTTAAGAAACATAGTACCTGATGTATTTAACCACATATTATTATTTGCGTCAAGAATTGTCATATTTTCATCACTTTCACCATTGCTAAAATTCCAACCGTTTATATTAACTGATGTACCTGAATTTGGTTCAATTTTTGTTACTTTTAGATTTGTTACAGATGTAGAGCCTGTTGAATCACGAATAACTAAAGAATTACCAGCATTATTAGTCGATACGTTAGCTAATTTAGAATTTGTTATCGTACCATTAGTAATTAATGAATTAATATCACCAGTAGCAGACCAGACATTATTATTTGATGTTAATATGCCTGTTCCTAAAGTTGGTAATTCTGATTGTGCATCATCTAATTCTGTCCATAATGCATTTATACCATCGTTAGAAGTTAAAACAAAAACTTTATGATCGCCAGTATCAATCCATAATGTGCCTAATTTATATTGAATTCCATCTGCATCATTAATATCAGTAGTTAACGGTGATCTAGTGAAAGAAAAAGAATTATTTATTTTGTCTGGATCAAATGTTAATGACAAAGTCTTACCACTTAAATTAAGACCATCGCCAACAGATGTTATAGATGGTGAAGAACGGACAGAACCAGCAGCACCTATATATTGTCCAAATGAATTAATCATAGTATATAAATTACACAAAGAAAATAAATTTATTGAGCTATAATATATATACAATGGATATTACCGATTTATTAAAAAATAGACGTAAAAAAAATAAGATTCCAAATAAAAATATTTTCGCACCTGATACCGATAAGCCTTTTAGAATGTTAATAGTTGGGGGGTCTGGAGGTGGTAAAACAATGTTATCAGCTAATTTAATTAAAAAATATCTTGTTTGGGATCGTTTATACTTATATTCACGTCATTTAGATGATGAAAATGATGTTTATGAATATTTGCATGAATACTGCACAAAAATAGAAGATAAAACAAATGAAAAAATTCATTGGATGGGAAATAGTATAGATGATATTCTTGATGTTGATGAGTATGACCCAAATTATATAAATCTTGTTTTAATTGATGACATGATCAATGAAAAGAATCAAAATAAAATAATTGAACTTTTTACAAGTGGAAGACATAAAAATGTTAGCATGATATATTTAGCTCAACGTTATCATAACATCCCGAAAATGATAAGAAGTAATGCCACTCATTTTTGCATATTTCCATTATCCACAAAAGGTGATATAAGATTGATTGCTAATGAACTCGCGACAGATTTTGACTATAAAGAGTTTGTGAACATGTTCATAGAAGCGACACGAGATAAATTTTCATTTTTATATATTGACACAACACAAACAGAATTATGTTTAAAATACCGTAAAAAATTCGATACATTATTAATGTTATGTTAAATAAATTATTTCTAAGACTAAAATATATATACAATAATATGAAGTCAAATATTCGGAAATTTAAATTTGTAAAACCAGTCATTAAAAATCCACGTGACCAAAAAGAACTGATCAAAGAAATAAATAAAATAAAAGCTGATGAAGAAGTAAAACGTATTAAAACTGAAATGATCAAAGCTAATGAAGATTTAAATGATTATACAAAAAAGAAACGTGATGAAGAAAAAGATGAACGGTTAGTTAGATCATATTTTGATAAAAATATTATGTCAACAACAGAGCTAGGACCTGAACAATATGATAAATTGATAGAATTGTCTAAAGCAAATCCGAAAGCGTTTCGCGAAATGATGGATAATAAAATACTTAGAGGTATGGATAAACAACTAGACGCATATAAACGCGTGAAACAATCAACAATATCATATGAGCAATATAAAAACACTATGGATGAAGTAGAATCAGCGAATTTATTAGATACAATAGTAAAACAAACTAATGACCAAGTCACTAAATTAGAAAAAGATACAAATTTAACAACTGTACAAATTGTTGAAGCGATACCAAATTTAAAAGAGTTTATTTTAGATAATGTTGTAGATGAAGAAGGAGATTATAACACAACACAAGATATAAATAAAATATTAAGTGAATCTGGATTTAAATTTTTGGTTCGTCCTCAACATTTGAAAATACTTCAATCGGAATATGTAAAAACTCGAAAGGCTGATGATGACCGACAAAGAGAACAAGAAAAACAAGCAATCTTAGAAAATCAAAAAAAACGAAATATTCCAGATGATAAACACATAGAAGACGCAATACATTATAGGCTAACATTTGCATCAGAAGATGAAGCTAAAGAGCGTTATGATGAATTGAAAAAAGAAATAAATGAACGTGAACAACAATTAACAAAACAATTCAAAGATGATATACGAGACACAATAATTCAACGTATTATAACAAATGGTCAAGAAAAACCGAAAGCCAAGTTAGATAATGTTGTAGATCTTATTGAATCTGCTAAAAAAGGAAGATACGTCAATATCATGAAAAAACACATAGAAGAATATGCCTTTCTTCTTGGTCATGATATATCAAAAGTTCCAACATTAGAAAAGAAAGTAAACAAATTAATTGACCTCCAAATAAAAGAAGAACTAGGACCTATAAGAAAAGAATTAGAAGTTATTCATGATAAATATCCCACATTTAAAGGACATGGTACAAAACGACAAACTCGAAGAGGTGGACGTATTATTACTAGTTCTATTTCAGATCTCAAAAAACGTTTAAAAATCTTAATGGGTGAAGTCAATGCAGGTAATAAAAAGAATCCAATATTAAAAGCAGAAATAGCAGAGATCATAGACTTTTTATATCAGAAAAAACATTTAACTCGTGAAGCCCATAAAGCAGTAACTAAAATGTTATCATTACATAAATTTGTTATGAAAAAATAAAATATGTTACACAATAATATATATAAAAATGTCCACCACATTACCAATACATATTAACTCATCTAGTTTAGGACTTACTACAGATCATAGCACGATTAATATAACTTTTGATAATCCAATTATGATTAATCCAGATCCATCAAAAAGATATATAGTAGCTCTTACTAATTTTTCTACATGGTATTCATGGGACACTATAAGCGCATCATTACAAAATAATACATTTGCTTATTCTAATGATGCATGGGCAACATCGAAAACTATTACTTTTCCAGATGGCGCATATAGTATAAATATTATCCAAGATGAAATAAATAATCAAATGCTTTCAAATGGTGACGCAGTACAAGACGCAGACGGAGTTATTACAAGTCCTATTACTCTCGGTGTGAATATGGCAACAGGTAAGATAAAACTGATCTTAAAAAATAATTATCAAGTGAGTTTTTTAGTTGGTAAGTTTAATACAATTCTAGGATTTGATAATGCAGTTTATACTATTACGACCGTTGCACCACGTGACGCAGATATAAGCAATAATATAGATAATTTATTAATTCATTGTGATCTTGTTTCTAATGCCTATTATAATGGCAGACGTACTGATATAGTTTATAAAGTACCCATAAATGTTGTACCATCAGCATTATTAGATATTACACCAACTAACCCAGAATGGATTGAATTATCAAAACGTTATATTAATTCTATTTACATCAGAGTTACAACACAAGATAATAAACCGCTTGTTTTACCTGATCCAATATCATTAACATTAAATATCAAGGAAGATAAATAAAATTAATATTTAAAATTATTTTCTTATTAACATATATATAACAAATGTCAGATGAATCAAATTCAGATAATTCAAGTAATTATGATAGTGATGATGATTACGCCATCGAGCAACAAGCACGAGAAATTTATGAACGACAAATAAAACGTGAGCAACAATTACAACCACAAATGCAAAAACCACCACCACAAGAATTAATACCACAAAAACGAATTAAAAAACAAATTAAAACAAAAGTTATCGAGTATGATGATGATAATTATAATGAGCCACCAAAACAAACATATAATGAGAATAAATATGATCAAGAGAAAGAAAGAGCTATTAACACTGTTGATAATGAAATAGAAAAATATAGAGCTAAACCATCAATATATAAAAAACGTAAGATATCAATCATGTTAAATAAAATGGTTAAGTTAAATTATTTGACATATGATGTTAAAAATGAAATCTTAAATGCTTTATAAATATTTTAAATTATTTTGTTATACATATTATATATAACAAACCAATGTTTCAACCAAAACTAACTAGAAATTTTTATGACAGAGGTGCGTATGCATCTTCATATGCATCCATTATGTCTTCCCGTCAACGAGCATCACGTCAAGACGGAGGATTTTTACAAGCATTAATACCAATCGCGACAGCACTAGCTCCTACAGTTATTGATTTAGTATCAGGATTATTTAAAAAGCGTGGTAATGGTTTTCGAAATAAAAAACAGGGTCGCGGTGTGTCACGTTATCAAGATTTAATTACACAACAAACAAAATATAATCCAACTGTACAATATTATACTAAAGGTCCAACAAAATATGAAATGATGCCAATGCGTCTAATGAATCGTGGTTCAGGTCTTGCTGATGGTCTGCGTAAATTGGTAGGGTGGATTAAACCAGCAATATCTAAAGGTTGGGAACTTGCAAAAAATATCATACCAAAAATAGCACCAGCATTTGATACGTTTAAACAAGTTGTTACTGATGCTAAACCGATATATTCAGACGCTAAAATATTAGGTTCTGATGCGTGGCAAGCATTAAAGAATCGTGATTTTAATAAAATAGGAGATATATATAAAAGAGGTAAAGAAATATATGACAGATCAGAGCCATTAAGAGGCAATGTTAAAGATTTAATAGACCAAGGTAAAACTGGTTATAAATCAATACGAGATATACTAAAAGAAAAAGAAACTATAAATAAAGATGTTCAAGCGAAATCTTTAGAAAATATTGTTCGAGAATCAGCAGAACGAACTATGAATCAATTTCAACAAATGAAAAATACTTTAGCTACAAATAAATCAGCTGAAATACAAAAAGCAACAGATGGAGCTATAACAGCTGTTGAAACTGGTTCAGGTTTAGTTAGATCAATGATGAATCGCAATACAAGATCAATGATGACACGTAATAAACGTCGTGGAATGTATGGCGCAGGATTTATTGAAATATAATAATAATAATCATATAGATAATTGTTAATAAAATAAGATTTTTATTTAGAAAATAATTTATTATGTTATATATATAATATAACACAATGAATAGTATGACACCTGTAAGCAGTGCACAAGCAAATCAAGAGCTCGCAATGCAAGAAGATAAACTTTTATTACTTGGTCAGGATCAATACACAGATGATGGGTATAATTTAGAAGAAATGCCATTTAAAGACTCATCCACATTAGCAACAGAATATTTTGAAATTAAAACCAAAAATCAAACTGATTTAACCTCAAGGAATGAAGATGGTGAGATGTATGAAATCGAGCACCTAGGTTCTATGGGTGATATCATTGACCCTCGAAATGTATATTTTATTATGGAAGCATGTATCAGAAATGAAGTAGTAGCTGATCTTACCGCAGATACGATTAATAGTACTAATATAACATCAAACGTATTAAAATGTTTCAAAAATCTCAAATTAATATCAAGTAATGGTGAAATAATTGATGATATTGACCATATCGGGATTGCTGATAGCATGAGTAAATTATGTTTTACAAGTAAAGATTGGCAAGCTGGGACGGCTATGGGGTGGTATCCAAATTTAAAGTCCGCAATGTCAGTTTTTTCTGTGGCAGATCGTTCGGCAGGTAATGCAGATCCACGCGATGAAAACGCAATTTTACGTCATAAACGTATTTTCAACCTGGTAACTGGTGGAAACCGTTTTACAAAATCAGCATATTACGTTTTCCAATTACCTATCTTTTTACGCGAATGCCAGAAATATATCAAAGCATTACCGTTTACACTTCAATTTACAAGAGGGTCTGATGATCATATGTTTGAAGTTATTCAAACGGTTGTAGCTGCTGGTGTGACGGCTGCACAGAAATGTAGATTCACAATTAAAAATCTAAGTATGTTTATTCCAGTCATTAGACCGACACTTCAGATGTCAGTTGATTATGAAAGAATGGTCAAAAACGATTATTTGCTTCAATATTCTGGAATACAATTTGAGAGATTACTATGCAGTAATTCTAGTGAAATAAATAGAACACTAAAAACCCTAAGTAGTGTTCCTAAGTTTGTTATTATCGGTCTACAAAATATTAATAGAACAAATCCGACTATCGCTAATGTTGCTCATCCGAATCCTGATATATTTGATAATATGAATGTTCAAAGAATGGAGATATTAGTCAATGGGCAAAAACGTGTACCATACAACCAATTTGAAAATGATTGGTCAGTTGATAAATATCACATACAATATATGAACTTCTTAAAAGTTAGTAACTCATTACATAATTATGATGGTGGTTCTATTGTCAGTTATGAGATGTTTAAAAATATGTATCCTCTGTTTTGCTTTGATCTCAGATCGTCACATTCTGCTAACATTCCAGAACCTAATAAACTTGCCTGCAAATTAGATCTTGCTATTAAATTTCCTGCCTCTCCTGGACATGAATTCTATTTAAATGTTCTTTACATTTTTGATAATGTACTTATGATTAAAGGTCTATCTGGTATTGTTAGAAAGATATATGGGAATTAATAAAACAATATAATCAATGTAAAATTATTTTTTATCTATAGCATTAATATATAGATAAAAAATAATGCCTAAAAAAGTTAAAACTGTTCGACGTTCACCAGCTAAAAAAAAACGATCCACAAAAAATATTATATCGGCCAAATCAAGAAAAGTTTTAAGGGCGATGGGGTTAGTTCTGCCCGGCATGCAGTACCAACTATAAATGATTTATTAAATAAATTACGACCTTTAGCAACCAACGAATTAGAAGAATTAATGAAACCATCAAATATTAAATTTAGTGTTCATGCTCGTGATATGATACCAAAACAAATAGAAGATAATTCAACTTATATTATTAATTTAGATGATCATTTCGGAGGCGGTACACATTGGGTAGCTATATCAAATTTTGATGTATGTTGTTATTTTGATTCGTTCGGTATAGCTCCACCACCTGAGATAATTCGATTTATGAAAACCCGGGAATGTCATAAATTAACTATTTATTCTGATAATCCAGTACAAAATTATGACTCATTTTTATGTGGCTATTACTGCTTGTTTTTTTGTTTAATGTCACGTGATTATGATCCATATACTATATTATATATATTTGATCATGATAATGATAAATCTAATGATCGTTTAGTTATTCGATTATTGAAGAAATATTATAAAAATCTATAATTTATGATTGCTATATACCATCATAAATTATTTATATAATTATTTAACTTAAAAAAATATATTATAGTATATATTTTTTTAAGTTAAATTATTTATATAATTATTTAACTTAAAAAAATATATTATAGTATATATATAATATAGATAAATGGAGTGTTTAATAGACGAAACAATTATTCGTAAAAAATATAAAATTTCTGAGGCTTCTCGGATCAAACAGAATGAATATATGAAAAGCTCAACTGTTTGCCCCGATTGTGGTGAATCTGTATCACGTGCTAATATGACTATTCATAAGCGTGCAAAAGTTCATAAGATGAAAATAGATCTATATAATTTTAAACATCATGTACAAAAAGAAGATTTATAATTAATTCATTTTATAATAAAAACAATTTAAAAATTAATTTTCTATATTAATAATATAATATAGAAAAATAATGACTCAAAACATTAAACAATTAAGAAATGAAGCTATTAAACTTATATCAGAAAATCCGTGGGGAATTGATGGACGTTCACTTAATAAATATCTACGAATTGCAGAAAACGCAAAACGTCCAAAACTTGAAGCATTGATAAAAACTCTAAATGATCTTCAAGAAGCCAAGAAAGCAAATCTTAAGAAAGTTGTAAAAATTGCAGATGTGAAACAAAATAAGAAAATTATCGAAGAACAGAAAAAGAAACAAGAACAAGAGAATAAAAAGAAAGTGTATGAAATTTTACAACATGAACGAGCACTTAAAGGCTATGCAAGATCAGTTATCGTTCAACCAAAGTATCCTCCTGTTGTATCAATCGAACAGTTTATGAACAACAGCCAATCACATATTAAACAAGCAATTAAAAACGAACTACAACATTTAGGACAAGTTAAAATGGTACCAATTCTCAAGATGCAGTTAGATGTTGCAGATAATATAGTAACCATCTATCCACGACCTAAACAACCATTTATTATATTAAATGAGAATGATATTCACGAGACAATCGAACAGATGATTGCCCAGTTTTATGAAAAGATTGAAGAAATTATTAGAAAAAATTCAACATCAGGTATAATAGATATCTCCTGCTTATTTTTAAACTTTGTTAAATATACTCCTATTGTTGGATCATCTTACATTCCATTAAATGACTTTCTAAGCAGTAAAAAAGCTTTAATTAACATCAAAAATGAAGATCAATTATGTTTTAAATATTCTGTTCTTTGTGGTCTTGATACTCCTAAAGTGCATCCTGAAAGAGTTAGCCATTATGTTGATAAACTGAACACATTAAAAGATGAAGGTATTGAATATCCAATGAGACTCAAAGACATCCCAAAATTTGAAAGATTAAATAATATTTCTGTCAATGTTATTACTTATGAACATATAAGTAAAAATGAGATGCTTTCTCTAGAATCTGATGACGATGAAGACGATGAAGACGATGAAGATGATGAAGAAGTTCAAACAAAAGATAATGAAAAAGAACATAAATTTAATCCTATTTATCGATCTAAGCTCGTTGATGCTCCTCAATCGGTTGACTTATTACTTTTTTCAAACGGTGATAATTATCATTATGTGTTCATAAAATCGTTTTCACGTTTATTAAGTTCATTCATAAGTACAAGCAGAGATAAAAAATATTTCTGTCGTAACTGTCTTCATGGCTTTGGCTCTCAACAATTATTAGATAGACATATAAGTAACGGTTGTTACAATCAAGACACCGCAAAAGTAATATTACCTAAAAAAGATAAAGCCGAAGTAAGCTTTAACCATTTGAATAAAACGTTAAAAGCTCCGTTTGTTATTTATGCAGATTTTGAAGCTTTAACAGTACCGATTGAAGATCAAAAAAAGAAAAAATATCAACAACATGAGGCTTGCTCTTATGCTTATATTGTTGTGTCGTCATATCCTGAATACAAAGGAGAAATACAAATGTATCGAGGTAAAGGAGCATCGGAGAAATTTGTTGAAGCTATGTTAGCAGAAGAACAAAAAATATTTAATATTATTAAACAAAATAAAAAAATGATCTTCACGGCTGAGGATAGAAAGAATTTTAATGAGGCTAAATGTTGTAGCATTTGTAAGAAAGATTTTCTACCAGGTGATAAAAAAGTTCAAGATCATGACCATATCACTGGAAAATATAGAGGATGTGCACATAATGCCTGTAATATTAATTTCAATCTTAAAAACTTTAAAATTCCTGTGTTCTTCCACAACTTGAAAAATTATGACGCTCATATTATTATGCAAACTGTTGGCAAATATTCAGAGAAAATTAAATGTATTCCAACAACTGAAGAAAAATATATTTCGTTCTCTGTCAATAGTCTTACTTTTCTAGATTCATACGCCTTTATGTCTTCATCTCTTGAAAAACTCACTAATAATTTAGGAAGAGACAAATTTTTTATAACTCGTGATCATTTTAAAGATCTTGATGAAAATAAATATAAATTATTATGTGCTAAGGGTGTATATCCTTATGACTATATGAACTCTTGGGAACGATTTGACGAAAAAGAATTACCTGAACAATATCAGTTCTACAGCATCTTAAATAAAGAAGATTGCAGTGATGAAGATTATGAACACGCTCAGACTGTATGGAAAGAATTCAATATAAATAATCTCGGTGAATATCATGATCTATATCTTAAAACTGATGTATTGTTACTTGCTGATGTCTTCCAAGAATTTCGCTCAATGTGTCTGAACTATTATGACCTCGACCCCTGCAATTATTATACTGCTCCTGGTCTTGCTTGGGATGCATCATTAAAAATGAGTGGCATTAAATTAGATCTCATTGATGATGAAAATATTGACATGTATTTAATGATTGAAAGAGGTATTAGAGGCGGTATTAGTATGATATCTAACCGATATTATGAAGCAAATAATAAATATATGAAAAATTATGATATTACTAAACCATCAAAACATATTCTATATCTCGATGCTAATAATTTATACGGATGGGCAATGATCCAATATTTACCAACAAATAATTTTAAATGGGAAAACATCGCACAATTTAATCACGATAGCATTATGAAGATAGCAGATGATAGCGATAAGGGTTATATTTTTGAAGTTGATCTAGAATACCCACAAGAACTGCATGACTTACATAATGATTACCCGTTAGCACCTGAACGTTTATTGGTGAAAGATGAGATGTTATCAGATTATCAAAAGTATTTAAAATCTAAACTTGATGTTCGTGAAGCAAAAGTAGAAAAATTAATTCCAAATCTGATGGATAAACATAAATATGTTGTTCATTATCGAAATTTAAAATTATATCTCAGTCTTGGCATGAAATTAAAATGCGTTCATCGTGTCATCTCGTTTGATCAAAAACCATGGTTAAAAGAATATATTGATTTCAACACATCTAAACGAGCAAAGAGCAAGAACGCATTTGAAAAAGACTTTTTTAAACTGATGAATAATAGCGTGTTTGGTAAGACTATGGAGAATGTGAGAAATAGAATTAATTTTGATCTCGTAAATGATGCAAAGAAGTTAGTTAAAAAATGCGCACGACATAATTATTCTCATCACACTGTTTTTAATGAAAATCTTGTAGGATTACATATGTTAAAAAATGAAGTGAAACTTAATAAGCCTATTCAATGTGGGATGGCTATTCTTGATCTATCAAAAGTTCTGATGTATGATTTTTATTATAACACGATGAAGGCAAAATATGACGATAAAATTAAACTTCTGTTTACTGACACTGACTCGTTATGTTTTGGAATTGAAACAGAAGATGTTTATGAAGACATGAAATCAATACAAAATCAATTAGACACAAGCGATTACCCAAAAGATCATCCGTTGTATAGTGAGGAAAATAAAAAAGTTATTGGCAAATTTAAAGAAGAAGCAAACTCAAAACCTATAACAGCTGTTGCTTCTATCAGAAGTAAATTATATAGTTATCAAGTTGATGGACATGATGCAAAAAGATGTAAAGGAATCAAAAGAATAACTGTAGCAAATGAAATTACTTTTGATGACTATAAACAAGTATTATTTACAGAATCGTTGCAAAAGAGATCGTTTAACAATCTTCAAAGTAAAAATCATGTCATTAGCTCTGTTAAGATTAATAAAATAAGTATGACTAGTTATGATGATAAAAGATATTTATTAGATGCTACTGATAGTTTAGCTTTTGGACACAAAGATATTAAGATGGTTTAAAGAAGTCTGTTTGTTTTCTTGCGCGCTTCTCTGTTGCTGTTCTTGTTCTATATGGATTTATATGCACTGGCTCTATTTCTTCTTTCTTCATCCTGCGATTAAATTTACTTTTTGCTGTGTATTCTTCTGCTTTTCGTTCTGTGGCTCTAGATACATTCGGTTGAACTGTATCAACTGGAACTTTAAGTAACTCATATTCTTTATATTTTTTACCATTTACAACATAATGATTTTTTGTTATGTCGTCTATGGTGTATATTGTCTTCGTGAAAGTTTGCGCTAATTAAAACTATCGTTGATTCTATCAAACCAGATAGATTAGAATATGTTGAAATATGTTTAAGTGAATTCTTGA